CATCGACCGAACCGCGCTGGCCGGGTATTGCCAATCGTATGCGCGTTACGTGGAAGCGGAGCAGGCGGTGGAGAAGTACGGCATCCTGCTGGAAACGGATAATGGTTTGCTGGCATCACCCCGGGTGGCGGTGTCACAGAAGTATCTGCAGATATGTAAAGCATTTTGCGTAGAGTTTGGGATGACGCCATCGGCCAGGGGCCGGATGACGTTCGGCGCCGGAGATGAAAAAGAAGACGATTTTGAAAAGACGCTCGACTAAGCGGTCTAAAAAAAAGATTGACATTAAGAAATACCGCCTTACGGTACCGGCTTGCGGTCTGTCCGCAGTCACCGCCGAGAAAGCGGTAAATTTTCTTTCCCACCTAAAACATACTAAGGGAGCGTTTGCCGGCAAGCCGTTTATCCTGGCGGAGTGGCAGGAGCGGGATATAATCCGACCGCTCTTCGGAACCTTGGACCAAAAAGGCAAGCGACAATACCGGACCGCTTATATTGAAATACCCAGGAAGAACGGGAAGTCGGAGGTAGCGGCCGGCATCGCGCTGAAACTTCTTTTCGCCGACAAGGAGATGGGCGGAGAAGTTTATTCTTGCGCCGCGGACCGCGACCAGGCCGGGATTGTTTTTGGAGTAGCGGCCCAGATGGTCCGGCAGAACAGCCAGTTGTTTGAGCGCTGCCGGATTATCGACAGCCAGAAAAGGATCGTTGTTTACAAAACCGCCAGTTTCTACCACGCAGTATCGGCCGACGTTCCGACCAAACACGGCGTCAACCCATCCGGAGTTATATTTGATGAGCTGCATGCGCAGCCGAACCGCCATCTCTGGGATATCTTCACGACCGGCAGCGGGACCAGGGCGCAGCCGCTGGTGGTGGCGCTCACCACCGCCGGGTATGACCGGAACACAATCGGTTATGAAATCCACGATTACGCGCTGAAGGTTATCCGCGGGGTTATCAAGGACCCGGCATTCTTCGCCTACATCTGCGCTGTCCCGGAGAAGGAAGACTGGACGGATGAGAGGTTGTGGTTTGCTGCCAACCCCGCCCTGGGAGATTTTCTCGACGTTGAAGAGATGCGCTCTTTCGCCAGCCGCGCAAAGCAAACCCCGGCCCTGCAGAATACGTTCCGTCGGTTCCGGCTCAACCAGTGGGTCAAGCAGGAAGTCCGGTGGATGCCGATGGATGCCTGGGATGCGGCGGCCGGAGGAGAGATAGATTCCGGGGAGTTGGAGGGTATGAAGTGTTATGTCGGGCTTGACTTGTCTTCTTCGATTGATATTGCAGCTGCGGTTTTTCTTTTTCCGTTCGGGGATTTATTTAAAATTCTGCCGTTCTTTTTTATCCCGGAGGACAGCATGTATATCCGGTCAAAGAAAGACCGGGTACCGTACGATGTCTGGGAACGCCAGGGACACGTAATAGCGACCGAAGGGAACGTGATTGACTACAAGGCGATTTTTAACAAGATAGAAGAGATGAATAAAAAGGTCCATATCCTGGAGATTGCCTATGACCGTTGGGGAATGACGCAACTTTCCCAGGACCTGGCCGGGGCCGGATACACGATGGTTCCGTTCGGGCAGGGTTTCGCCAGCATGGCTGCGCCAACCAGGGAGTTGATTAAACTGGTCCTGGAGAAAAAGATTGAACACGGCGCCAACCCGCCGCTGCGCTGGATGGCGGACAACATGGCGGTGGAACAGGACGCGGCCGGCAACCAGAAGCCGAGCAAGAAAGGGTCAAGGGAAAGGATAGACGGAATGGTTGCGTTGATTATGGCTTTAGGAAGAGCGATTGCACATGCAAGCGTTAAGAGGTCTGTTTATGAAACCCGCGGCATTGCCACGGTAGGATAGTGTCGTAAAGCATACCCTCGAAAGCGTTACAGCACAAGGCTTTCCGCAACACCTCGCTATACTTCCATATAAAGAGATGCCAGAGGGATAAAACGGGAGGAGAGATATGCGTAAATTCATTCCGCTTTTTGTGGTTGTGGTGGCCGTGATTATCTGCGCGGTTAGTCTTACCACCTCGAAAGTTGATTCGGCGAATTTTGTGCCGGCCGACATTGCAGCGATAACCTCGGACATTATTCAGGACGTGGTAACAGTCAATCCCTACACCGAGCAGACCAAGACTTACACGGAGGTCCGGCAACTGCGCATTAAGGCCCGGACAGCGATTGCGGTCCGCGTGGCTTTTGATGACGCCACTACATCGGACAGTTATTACGTGCTTTCGTCCGGGGAGTCCCTGCCTTTGACCAACCTTTACCTTTCAACCGTCACCGTGAAGCTTAAGGGAGACAGCACCGCCACTGATACCGGTTCGGTGTCGATCATAATCGGCAAATGAGATTACTGGAAAAGATAGCGGTAAAGATTTTAAAACGGTCGCTGTCGACGTCTTCTCTGTCCAATCCGGAACGTTGGTTTGTGGAGTTGATGGGAGGAGGCGCTTCGAAATCGGGCACGACGGTCAACACCACGACCGCGCTCTATTCAACCGTCGTGTACGCCTGCGTTCGAATTCTGGCCGAATCCGTGGCGGCTTTACCGTTGCATACTTACCGGCGCCTGCCCGGCGGCGGAAAAGAGCGGGCCACAAAACATCCGGCCTATCAATTGCTGCACCTTTCACCGAATCCGGAAGTGACTTCCCTGGAGTGGCGCGAGGCAATGATGGGACATCTGGGAATAAGGGGAAACGCTTATTCCGAAATTGAGTGGGGCAATAACGGATATCCGAAGGGGTTGTGGCCGTTTTCTCCGGACAGGGTAAACCCGCAGCGGATAAACGGCGAGATTGTTTACGACATTACAATGCCCTCCGGAGAGGGCGTCCGGCTGCCGGCAGACCGGATACTGCATCTTCGGGGGTTTTCGCCCAACGGGATTATTGGTTATTCTCCGATAGCATTACATAAAGAACCTATAGGTTTATCCCTGGCAGCCGAAGAATACGGCGCCCGGTTTTTTGCCAACGATTCCCAACCGGCAGGAGTGTTGGAACACCCGGGACAATTAGACGAACCAGCCCGGGAGAACATAAAAAAATCCTGGAAAGAGATGCACGAGGGGTTGGAAAAATCACACCGGATGGCTTTACTGGAAGAAGGAATGAAATGGCAGCAGACCAGCATTAACCCGCAGGATTCCCAACTATTGGAAACAAGGAAATTCCAGGTTGCCGAGATATGCCGCATTTACCGGATTCCGCCGCACATGGTCGCGGACTTAGAGAAGGCCACCTTTTCAAACATCGAACATCAATCGCTGGAATTTGTGGTTCATACCCTGATGCCCTGGCTGATACGCTGGGAGATGCGGATGACTCTTTCTTTGCTGACTCCGAAGGAACGTTCGGAATATTTTATCGCCTTCCTGGTTGCCGGCCTTTTGCGCGGTGATTTAAAAAGCCGGTACGAAGCATACGCCATTGGCCGGCAATGGGGATGGTTAAGCGCCGACGATATCCGCGAATTGGAAGATATGAACCCCTTGCCCAAGGGGCAGGGCCAATCTTACCTTGTGCCGCTGAACATGGTCCCGGCAGCCGAGAAGCGGGAGGCGCGCGGGGACATTGATATTTTACTTGCTCAGCGCGCACTGGCCGGTTGGGACAAGATTTTTGAAGAGGCGGCCGGCCGGATAATCCGGAGAGAGGCCGCGGATATTACGCAATTTTCGGAGAAGTATCTGTCCCGAGAGGACCGGAGCGGTTTCAAAAACAAACTGGATGCTTTCTACCGGGACCATCCCGAATACGTAAGGAAGCAGGTAATGCCGGCAATTCTCGGCCTGGGAGAGTCGGTTTGCAGACAGGCGTTCGATGATTTCGGAATTGAGGTAAACCTACCTGCGTTACAGGTTTTTGTAAAAAATTACGCGGAGAAACTAACGGCCAGGTTTGTCGCCGATTCCCGGAAAGAGGTTGAGGGAACGCTGCAGCCGGAAGAGATAAAGAAAATTTTTGAACGCCGCAAGAGCGAGAGGGTGAAAGATTTCAGCCAGGCGGAGCCGGTTCTCTTTGTCGGAGAACTGATTGCTGAGATAAGGCGCAGCGCCGGCTTGTCATAGGGGAGAAAACCATGAGCGAAAGAATTAAGAAATTACTGGAACAAAAGAAGGCCGAAGAACCCAGCCTCGAGCGCAGAGCATTCCAACTTACCGAATTGAGAATTGAGAACAGGGAAGAAGGCAAGATGCCTAAAATTATCGGCCACGCCGCTGTCTTCAATAAACTTTCCGAAGTATTGAGCTGGGGATACAGGGAGAAGATAGAACCGGGCGCATTCAAGAAAACGATTGCCGAGGCAGATATCCGGTCGCTCTTTAACCATGACCCTAATTATGTGCTGGGACGGAATAAGTCGGGAACGCTGAAACTTTCCGAGGATGACACCGGTCTTTTGACCGAGACCGACCCGCCTGATACCACTTGGGCGCGAGACCTGGTGACCACCATAACACGCAAGGACGTGGACCAGATGAGTTTCGCTTTTCTGCCGATAATTCAGAAGTGGGATGAAACCAATCCCGAAGAGCCGGTACGGTCATTGATTGAAGTAAAACTCTTTGACATATCTCCTGTGACCTTTCCGGCGTATCCGGACACCGATGTTGGGGTGCGGTCAATTTTAGAGAAAGCAAAGATTGATTTCACCCTGTTAAGCCGGGCGGTTGGAAAGAATACATACGGAATGCCGCTTTCTCCGGAGGAGATTGCGATAGTCCGTAGCACGATAGAAGTTTTGCAGGGAATTCCCGGGCCGGCCCAGGCGGACCACCCGGAAGAACCGGCAGAGAAAGTAAGCAGATTTCGGCTGCAGAACCTTAAGCGGTGGCTGGAGTTGGTCGAAAAGTCGTTGTGACAAACAAAAAGGAGGAAGAAAATGATTAATTTGCAAGAAGTACGCCAGGAACGGTCCGGATTGGTCGTTCAGGCCAGGGCCATTCTGGACAAGGCGGATACCGAAAAGAGGGAACTTTCCACAGAGGAACAAACCAACTGGGACAAAATAATGTCCGACGTGGAAAAGAAAGGCGTGATAATTGCCCGCGAGGAAAAGCAACAGAGCCTGGAAAGAAGCCTGGAGAAGAGCCAGACTGAGCCGAACAAGGAACCATTGACACTCTCCGACGGCACGCCAAACCCCCGGGCAACAGAAGAGTACGGAAAGTCCTTCCGCGGGTACATCCGCGGTGGGCTGCAGACTCTGAAGGCGGAAGAACTTCGGGCGATGCAGGCAGACGACCCGACCCTGGGCGGATACATGCAGGCGCCGCAGCAGTTCGTGGCCGGCCTGATTAAGGCGGTGGACGATGCTACCATCATCCGGCCGCTGGCTACGGTGTATCCGATTGAGAAAGCCGAATCTCTGGGTGCGTGCTCCCTGGATACGGACGTATCCGACCCGGAGTGGACCGGAGAAATCACGACTGCGCCCGAGGATTCTTCCGCGCGCGTCGGGAAGCGGGAATTGAGACCGCACCCCTTAAGCAAACTGGTTAAGGTTTCCAATAAACTGCTGCGGGTTTCAGTTGTTGCTCCGGACACCCTTGTCCAGCAGAGGCTGGCGTATAAGTTCGGGATTGTCCAGGAGAAGGCGCACCTGGTCGGGACCGGCGCCGGACAACCGTTGGGAGTCTTTACTGCTTCCAGTGATGGAATTTCCACCGGGCGGGACGTTTCCACCGGCAACGAAGATGACGACATCCGGGTTGACGGTCTTCTGGAGGCCAAGTTCAGCGTTAAGGCTCAGTATTGGCCCAAGGCGGTCTGGATTTTCCACCGGGACGCGGTGAAACGGATTGCCAAACTAAAGGACGGAGAGGGACGCTACATCTGGAATCCGGCGGGAATTCAGAACATGCAGTTTGACACCTTGCTGAACCGCCCGGTTAAGATGAGCGAGTATGCTCCCAACACGTTCACCACCGGGCTGTACGTGGGTATCTTCGGCGATTTCTCTTTCTATTGGATCGCCGATGCGATGAACCTGACGGTTCAGCGGCTGGTAGAACTTTACGCGGCCACCAACCAGGTCGGGTTTATCGGACGGCTGGAAAGCGACGGACAGCCGGTTTTGGAAGAAGCCTTTGCCCGCGTGAAACTGGCATAGGCACAATTAACCTGACTAAAAGGAGAAGAGAAGTGAAGGTTTGTAAAGATGGGAGAATTTGGGGGCAGAACAATAAAGAGGCTGGATGCCATTTGGGTGTTTCGATGGGTAAGAAGACCATCAACGGCCAGTATGTTAAAAAGGGGTATAGTCCAAACTCCATTCCCCCGAAAGGTAAAGATTCTCCCATATACGGCACGTTTGGCAAAGATAGCCGGAATTGGAGAGGTGGGATTACTCCATTAAGTGAATGCATCCGCAAGATGCTGGAATATAAACTATGGCGCCACCAGGTTTTTGTTAGGGATGGTTTCGCCTGCG